GGTTGCGATAAATGTCAACTCCTCGTCAATTACGCCAATAGGCGATCCTGTACCATTCGATCCACTTGCTACATAAACAACCATTTTACTGGTTGAAGTATTGCGAGCCATCAAAGTACCCTTAGAAATAACCAAAGAACCCGAAACGCCAGATCCTGCGGTTGGAGTGTCCCATGTAATCGCGCCAGTTCCTGCTGCTGCTGAAATAGTAACGCCTGCGCCTACTTTATCAGTAGTAATTACAACTTGGCCGGTATCAACAACTGCGGAGCAACCAGTAAGTTGGTCATTCATTTGAGCGGCCACTTGCAATGCTGTGGTTGTAGTTCCTGAAAAGGTTACGGTTTGAGCGCCCGTGTTGGCCGCATCTCCAACGATTGTGATAATCGAAGTAAGGCCGTCTTGGTCTGTCACTGCATAAGAAGTCGTATCTGTAATAGTCGCGGCAACGCCTGCAACGGTTCCTGTAACGGTTTCAAGTTTTTCAAATTTATCACCGATAAAAACGGTGTCATTGTTTACTGCTGTAGTAGTTATATTACTCACATTGTCACCTTAATTCCTTCGATAGCTTCAATATCTTTTTCCAGCTCTTTAGCTTCATCAATCTCAACATCGTCAGAAGTTTCTACTGCTTCTGGTGTCTCTTCTTGATGCGCTACAATTTGGGCTTTTTTAATTCCCTGTGCTGTGTGGTGTGCCATTACTGCCGCGTCAACTAAAACGCCTGCTTTAATGTCAGAAAGTGCGCGTTCCATATCGCCACTCGCGTCCGCAAGTACCAAATGCGCCTGTGTTAAAGTGTTTACTTCTACTTTTCCGGCCTCGTTGCCTTCGGCCAAAATTGCAGAGTAAAGTTCAGGATGCTCGGCTTTTAAAAGTGCCTTATCCATAGCTCTTGTCTCCTCTGTGATAGCCGTTTGTTCGGCTGGTTTTATAATTCCAATAGCATCAATCATGCCATTTTTTAACGCTGTGCGGGCTGTCATAATTGCGCCTTGACCATAGTTTTGGTTTATGGCTTCAACTGTAACACCGCGACCCTCTGCGATTTTTTCCCTAATTACACTGTAGATGTCGTCTAATTCGACTTGTTCGCTTTTAACTCCCTCATCGGTTCTGACATCGTTGCGCTTCTTGGATGATTCTGTATTTGTTACACTGATAAAGTTATCACTAACAAAGTGATCAATTACAACTCCAACACTTCCAATTAGTGTCAATTCATCGGACGATCCTATACTGTCGGTCTGGCTAGCCAGCATGTAGGCGGCACTCGCGGCCATTCCAGTGGTCTGTGATGTTATTGGCTTATCGGTGCCCGCGATTACGCTCATGGCGTTGTACATGCCTACTATATCACCACCGGGGCTATTGATTTTCAACAGAATAGACTTAACAGTCTTGTCGCCTTCGAGTGCGTTTATCTGATTAACAATATCGCTGTATGCGGTATAATTAACACTGAAATAATCTAGCAATTCGTTTGGTTCCGGCATTAAAACACCCGAAACAATAACCGTGCCAACGCCCGCGCTATCAATTACAATGTCATTGGTATAGTGGTCAACAGCATTTATCTCTAAAGCCATTTTTGAATCAATAACCATATTCAGTTTTGATTCTATTTTTTTAATTTCGTCAGATTGCATTAACCATATAGTCATTGTTCATTCTCCTGCTCAAGTTGATCGTCCTTTTCGTCAACCTCTTGATCTTCGTTTTGTCGGTTTTCTGGATCGTCATTATCGGCCTCTTGTGCCAACGTGATAGGCTGTCTTGTGCCATGCTCAAATTTCCATTTTTTGATTGTATCTGCGCTCATAACAGGCAAGCCCATTAGCTTTCTGAATGCTTTCTCATCGGCTGTCTGTGGGGTTGTGGTTCCTGCCCTCACGCCAACACCGTAGGCGTCTGCAAAGACCTTGGCTGCCCTTGCTGTCTCTTCTGCTATTTCAGAATCACTCTTGACAGTCTCGTTATTTTCAACATTACCTGTATCCGATGACTGATTGCTAAACTCCGCCTCAAGTTCCAATAATGGCCGCATTGCATCGGCTTTCATTTGATTTTCTTTTTTAAGTCTGCGAATAACTTTAGAATATTTCTGGCCGGTCAATTCTCTACACGAACGCTCGTGGGTATTTAGCCCGCCTTCGATTTGTTTCAGATATGCATTTGTGACCTTAAGTACATCACTTGACGGTTTCACAGCTCCAGACCAGTCGCATAATGTCCACGCTCTTGCAATATCCCACTTGGCAGGATTTGCCACGGCTTCGATATATCCGCGAGCCTCAATTTTATTTAAAAGAACCATTGACAAAAACCAATCCTGATAGATTTTGTCGTTGTTCCCATATGCAAACCGTACATGCTCTTTACGCAAGTAGATTTTGAATTCTGATATTTCGCCTTGACTAGCCGCGTAATTGCTACTGTAGGATAATATTAAAATACTTGGGGGTATTTCTAAAGCCCAAGCCAAGCCAACTAGAATAGCCTGTTCAAATGCTGAAAAGTTGGCATCTACGCCGTTGTTTTGAAAGAACTTGACAGTCTCATCGGGCTGTAAACCTTCAAAGAATAGCCCCGGCACTAGTCCGGACGTTTTGACAGTCGGGTCTGTGGCTCCGTTATTGACTGATATTTCGCCGCGCTTGGTTGCTCCGCCTGTAACAGGCTTTGACTTGTACTTATTATTTGCACCACGCTCAACAGCCCCAACCATAGCCGCATTCAAAAAGGCTTTTCGTTGTGCGCTGTCTCTGTATTTGTCTATCTCCGCAATTGGCTGAATAGCTATAGCCAGCAATGGCTCGCCTCTGACGGCATCTTCTAGCTTGTCAACTCCATATACTAACCAAGCTTGTAATCGGCCTGTCTTTGACCCTTTAGCGGGTATATAGATATGTTTTTCAGTATTGTTGTCATAAACCCAGAACCCTAGATGTGCACCGTTCTTGTCAATCTCGACACCTTCAAAGATAGTTGGGTCATCCCACTTGTCAGTCGGGGTTTCAACATTCTGCGAGGGTACAATTTGGATTTGTGGTAATTTGGTTTTTGGATTCTGCCTTTGGATTACTAGACAGTCGCCGCCCACAAATGCCTCTGTCAGTATTTGTCTTTGCAGTGCGCCAAAGGTTCGATTGCCTTTTATGTCGCAAACGTGCGGACTGTTAGCCCACAAGTTAAATTGGTTCTCATTATTCTCTGACCAGTCAATTAGCTGGTCTTCTTCAAAACCAAGTATAACTTCTTCAGGTGCGCATTCTGGAGATAGTCCAGTATTGATTATATTTGTTACAAGACGCCTGACAATACCGCGCCCGTATGTAGTCCTGTGGAATAAATCAATCGACCGCTGTCTTAATGCGTGATAGTCCAATGACAAAATGTTAACGAGGGGTGCAAGTCCACCGGGGAATTTTTGGCCATCATAGATGCTTGGATCGTATATTTCAGTTGTGGCCTCAATGGTTTCTTTTTTTCCAAATATTTTATCAAGTAACATCAAAATGCTGGCCCCAATATGCTAGTGCCTGTATTGTTTAGACAGTCGTACCACCCTTGCAAATCGCCCATAAGCCCGTTGATCAAGTCTCTAATTTTAATTGGATCTTGTTTTAATATCTGTTCTTTGGTCTGCCCAGTGTCAAACATATATGACCTGTGAGGGTTAGCGATCTGCGTCAATACTAGCTGGTATGCTACTATTTGGGCTTTGATTAGATCGATTTGCTCTTGGCAATATTCGGAATCCATACCAGAGAGCATAAACTAGAATTAACGAATTGTCAAGTATAGCGTTAACAATTTAGCAAGTCTTATTTTTTTAGGTGTATTTCGACATGATGCTTGTGGCATAACCATATCACGTCAAGGGGCTTCGTATAGTCAGCATGATGAGCTTGAATCCTCGTAACGGAGCCGCACTTCTCGCAAGGCATGCGTGCTAGGTCTCCTCTTTGTATTGCACTTCCTACTAGTCGCCTAGCCTTATATTTTTCAGGATACTTTCTCCTTGCTTTCTGTACAGACTTGACGTGTGCCGCCTTGGCTTTTTCGGTCTTGGAGTATTCTAGCTGATAATTTCGAGCGTACTCTCTGTGTGTTTTCCTGTATTCGGCGGCATACTCCTTCTTTTCTTTAACCTTCTTTTTGTAATTACCCCTTGAAAACATGCGACAACACTCTTTGCACCACAGGTGTAGTCCGTATCTGCCCCTCTTATTTGTGTAAAATTGACCGAACGCTTTGAATTCCTTGCACTCACCGCACTGTTTTTCTTGATTCATATCTTGACCCTCCTAAAAGTCAACAACAGTATACCACAAAATGAAAAACCTCGCAACATTTAAGTTGCGAGGCTTTAGACCTTAGGAGGACACCCCACAGGGAGGCAACCATAGTCTAACTGATGCGCATTCAAAAGTCAAATCAAAATAAATTTAGCTTCAAGAATCTAGTCGACACTGTAGAATAATTGCTGTTCCTCTGCATATTCCCAAAAGCTTTGAAAGTCAGTTTCCTCTAATTCAAGATTTTGAGTACAAGCTAGGTTTGCCAGAATATCAAGTGCGCCGTTTGCATACACAAGTAAGTCCCACAGCTCGTTGTCTGCCCCGTGTGGCCTGTACCAATACCGCTTGGTAGTACCATTGGGTAAACGCTTTTCGCGCTTGTATTCCCGTGTCAGCTCTTTTAACTCTTTATCTGTTGTATCAATCGGCGTATTAAGTTGATACCGACCCTGATCGCCGTGCTGTGGTGTCCAGTCACGTCTAAGAACTGGTGCGAGTCTGTCTTTATAGTAATCAACATCTATCATATACCCCTGTTTGCCAGAACCGGTTGTGAACTCTCTAAACTCATTTATGCGGACAGCACTAGATGACCGGCCAACAATTGGGTACACGCCAGTATCCCACTCACTAGTAAAATCTGAAACTGTAGATTCTGAATAGCCGCTATCAATTAGAGTTATAGCAAGTCTGTATTTCTTGCCATCGTCTGCGGTGTATTCCTGTTCGTCAATCATTCGCCTGACTTCGCCCCAAGTCGGTGATTCAATATCGCCACAACCTATCTCAGTCTCATCAACTAGTCTTTTGTAATCCACAAGCCAAGTATTGCCTCCAACCGTAACACCCCAAACGGCAACGGCTAGATTATGTAAGTGAACATCCACGGTCATGCACAAAAACATTACATGACTTTTACAATACATTTCAATTTGGGCATTGGGAATTTCACCCTTCTTGTAAAATGGTCGGCGGTGTCCGGATACAGCAGAAAACGAAATCTTTGCACCTGTGACCTCGAATGATTCGCCTAGCACATTATTGTAAAAAACCTGTAGCTTTTCAATGTTCTTAACTTTGCCCTTTTTACTGTAGGCTGACAACCACATGCTGACCTGCTTTGACCACGGCTGTAATCGTGACAGAGTTGAGGGCATGTGATAGCTATATATTCCCGGTTCAATTGGCGTGGCAGTCGGTTTCCATTCACAGTTATCTTTATTTATGAATTTCTCTTTACTGTTCTCATCGTGACCGTGTCCGCAATTCTTACACTCATAGCGTATTGACAAAACGTCAAGTTGGCCGCCTGCTGTATATTCCCAAATCATGCCGCGCTTGGTTTCAGGCTTTTGCAAATCTGCAATACTCCACCGCAAGCTTTGAGGGTAGCCACATTTGAGGCATCTACAGTTGTACTTGCGTTGATCGCCCCGCTCAAATTGCCTATCAATCTGACTTGACCCTTTGAGCAACGGTGTACTGCCCATCATTATTTTACGCATATTCCAGAAACCTGAGCATCTATCTTTAAGCAACTGAACCGGATCGCCGTCTTTGCCAACGCTTTGCACAAATGAATCAAGCTCATCCAGCCACAAATACATTGCACCGTACATTCTCATTTTGTCGGCATTCTTTGCACCTTCTGGAATGCAATAACCACCACCCATCCATTGCAAAAGCTTTTTAGTTTTACCAGTTTTGGATGTGCTGTCTATATCGGCACTTCTAAAAATGTCCATATCGGCATTTTGGAACATTGGTATTACATTCGTTTCCATTCGAGACTGTGCCATTTCTTTGTCTGCAGTCACAAACATGGACGGGAATGCTCGCAAGTGGCCAGCTAGGTAAAACAGCCCGCCTTCTATTCCAGTTGTATTGTAAGAAGTCTTAACACCTTTTTTAATTACGATTTCCCGTGCATCGTCAAATGTATCTAATCTATTCAGCGGTTCAATCCAATATGGTGTCAAGCTAAAATCCATGTAACCAGAAAGCGGGGTTTCAGATCGGGATAGGTATCTTTTTGCTTCGTTGTACTGAACAGGCGTCAGGTGCTCAACATGTTCGGTGAGTGAGCCAAACAAATCAGAAATGTAATCAGCCCCAAGGGTATCGAAATTTATCAGGCTGGTCATTTCTTGTCACGCTCAAATTTTCTAATAGTCCTAATCATAAAGGTTTTGGCGGGGGCTATGTATTTGGTAATCTCATCATTCCAAAAGAGTGCAAGTTCTTCATCGGTTCCACCCGCTCGAACTTTCTTGCACAAGCGAGGTACAAAACTGGCACGGCCATCAAGAATAATCCTGTTTAGGGTTTCGTCAATCTTATCAATTAGCAAATCCACTATCTTTTTACTGACCACGTTTTTCAATTTAATGGCATTGTCAATTTGAAGTTTCTTGACCTTTTCCAGTGTTTCAATTTTATCAAGCTGGTCAACAGTTAGTAATTCAAGCTGCTCTTCAATCGACAAGGGAAGCTCTGCAGGCATTGGAGCCTCAACATCCATGAAAGCATCGTGAGCCTTCATGTACTTTTGAGCCTTTTTACTGTCAGTATCAATTTTACCGTTGGCATCCTCAAGCTTGCCAGCCTCAATTGCCCGCGTAATAGCAGGTTTAGACACTGTGCAAATACCGGCGAACTTAGTTTTTGTGACAAGACCCATAACTCAAAGTTAACCAAAAGTTAACAAATTGTCAAATAGTTAATTCTAGTGTTAACGAAACGACAAGGGGTTTTAGGCAACTATATGAAAATATTTACATTGTAGGTTAACAAATTCTCAAAAATTTTCCAAGTGAGAAGTGCGGGGGTTTGATTTAACAG